TAGCTGTAAGTGTGTGACCATCTGTCCCGTTACGTCCATTCTCACCTTTAATCTTAACCCACTTATAACGACGATAATCGTTACTGTCATTAATTTCAAAATCAGTGTAAGTCCCGATGTATTCCTTGCCGTTACTATTAGTAGTACTAAAATCACGGTCTCCTGTCGCACTATTAGCATAAGCCGTGTGTAAATAACTAGTTCTACCATCTGATCCTCGAGCACCCGGCACGCCTTGTCGTCCATCTTCACCCTTAATCTTGCTCCAAGTATAAGCCGATGGTGTTGTGGGAGCTGTTGGACTAGTACCTGTATAAATACCTATATATTTTAGGTTTGAATCATCACTCATCGGCGTTCCGTTGGCGTTGTCGCTGTACTTACGGTAAATGTAACTACTTACTCCATCTCTACCGTTGTTACCATCTCGTCCATTTTCACCTTTGATTTTAACCCACTTGTATTTTCTATAATCAGTACTGTCAGCAACTTCAAAGTCGCTGTAAGTTCCTATATATAGTTTATCGTTGCTATTTGTCGTGCTAAAATCTCTGTCTCCAGTAGGACTATTAGCGTATGCTGTGTGAAAATAAGGCGTTCTTCCATCAGCACCTTTAGCTCCAGGTACACCGTTTGCCCCATCTTCACCTTTGATTTTCGACCATAAATAACTACTTGCCGTTGTCGGTGGTGTTGGGCTTGTTCCTGTGTATATACCAATGTATTTCAAGTTGGAATTGTCACTCATATTGGCACCGTCTGAATTATCGCTATACTTTCTGTGAATGTAATTACTTACACCGTCACGACCTCGTAAGTCTTCGTAAGCTGGTGACCAGTCTGTTGCAACTTCACCACGTTCCAATTTGATATTGTCAATATAAAAATTAATAAGTTGTCTTACGGTAGCATAAACCATTACACGACATTTTCTAATATCTTTTTGAACGGTAAATATCATGGAAATTCGTTTGTATTTTCTAACCTCGAAATTTTGTATTGCTAAATCTAGTGTTTTCCATTCCTGCCCAACAATAGAGTCCTTATCATCGATGTAATGTAAAGCTAATCTTAATGGTGCATTTTGTGTCAATGCGTCCTTACCTAAATCCATTGATAAGGTTAACTTATCACCTTGCTTAGCAATCAAATTAAACGCAACACTGGATAACCCCTTATAGTCAGCGTTTGCTGTTCCGTAAATATGCAATCCTCTTCCAAAATGTATATTAGCGTGGTCAAAACTGTGATTTAAACCACTATTTGTTAATTTATCTTCCCATTTTGCAAAACCTTGATTGAAATTTGAATTAGGCAATAGATTTTCATTTATAGACTTACCGTCTACACCATCTCTACCGTCTTCTCCCGTTACCTTAAACCACTTATAAACCGTCTTATCTGTGGGTTGTGTTGGAGATGTAGTCCTTGCAACTCCCATGTACTTCTTAGGCTCACGACCAAAATTACTTCCATCAGAATTATCTGAATAAACGATGTGTGTATATTTGTCATTTGTAATTGAGGTTTGCTGTAAATCAAACCATTCAAAATCACTTGCTACTGGTGTACTTTCTTTAAAAGCATAACCGAAATAACGATATTTATGGTACTGTGCTGGTTCATCAACAGGATAGTCAGTATATCTCTTATCACCTTCATAAATCGTAAACCAGTCAATCTGAATCCCTGTCCAATCTTCATCTTCCGGAACTAACACAAACTTAAATAACACATCCTCAACATCGTTAGTAGTTGTAAATGTGATTGACTTAGTTTCCAGTCCTCTGAATTCTAATTGACCCCAGCTGTACTCTTCACTAGTTCTATTATTTCTAAAATAAGCCCACAACTTATTACTATTTCCCTTAGCTCGAGCTGTTAAGGTGTATTTAGTGTTAGGTTTAAAGCTTAAAAACATGTTAGCTTGCCATATATCGCTAATATCATTATCGTTGACAATATTCACACGTGGTCTATTTTTAGCGAACAACTTAGCGTTTTCATCTGGTTCAACTAGTGTAAAATCAGTACCGTTTAAGCTATTAGAATAAGCCTTGTATAGCTTACCGTCTACCTTAATCTTAGTCCAACTATACTCACTAGCGTTAGTAGGTGCTTGTTGTTTGTCACCTGTGTATATTCCAATGTACTTAAGCGTTGAGTTGTCACTCATATTGCGACCATCGGGGTAGTCGCTGTATTTCTTGTGAATATATGAATTAACACCTTGTAATTGAGACTTCTTAGTTTCAAATACCTTAGAGCTTTCCTGTTGTGTAATCTGTCGTATTCCGTCAGCATCAATAGTTAAATCATTTACTAACTTTCTCACACCATCCTTAGTCACAAACTCTTTTGAAATGTTCGACTTAATGCTATCTTTAAGTTTTGTAAAAATATTTTGTGTTGTAACCTGGCCATCTTCAAATTGTTGAGTGAATTTTTCATCAGATATTATTTGATTAATAAAAGCTTTATCAATAAGTGCATTTTTGATATCAGCATAATTTAATTTTGCTTGAATTGCCTTAATTAATTCAGCTTCAGTGATTATAGTTTTTAATCTCCCTATATCTCCCTCAACTGCATCAAGTATTTTAGCTTTAACAACATCAGGAATAGTTCCGTCAGCTTCGAATAAGGCTTTTTTAACTTCTAACGCACCTTTTGATTTTTCTTCTAATTCGACTAATTTATCTTCAATACCTTTTCTATCAAGTTTCAGTAACTGTGCTAAATTCTTCTGAATTTTAAATGCATCAAGCATAGTTTCAGCTTTTTCTTCTATAGCATTGTCAACCATGGTTGCTAGTGTAGTTCCTAAATTAGATTGAATCTTACCAAAACCAATAGTTTTTAGCTTACGACCCATAGGAGCGTAAGTGTATTTTGTGATTTTCTTTTTAACATCTAAATTGTATTTTTCATAGAAAATGGTTACGGTGTCGAATATCTGGACCGGTTCATCCGGAGTACCCAGAACTGATATTTCAATATTCTCTTCAATCACATCACATAAGGTAGTTTTAAAATATTGTTCGCCGTATTTTCGCAGTGTTGCTTCATCAGTAACATCTTGATCACTTACATCTAAATTCCCCTCATATATGTTCTTATACTTATTAATCAACGGACTATCCACAGTAACAGCAATTACTTTATCCTTTTCTCCCTCTTTTTGAGAGTTGATAGTTTTAGTAAAATGAATTCTTGTTCTTAAGTCCTTAATTGATTTTTTTTGTTGGTATGATTTTAGATTCTTTTTATACATGAATAACGCTTCTTTGTTAGTTCCACCATTACTCAGTAATCTAATATCATATTTATCTCTAATTAAATCTCCGCCCCATTGACCTATTATAGAATGTTTATCCTTAAATAATACATTTGCTACTGTCACATTCTTTAAATTCAAACTATGAGTGTTTGCTATATCAGAAGAGAATGTAAACTTATGTTCACGAATTATGCTACTCACAAGACTTCTCATTACTCTATCCCCACTAGCATTATTTACACTCAATTCGGTAATAGAGTAATTATTTAACAACGTAGCTACTTGATTAGCATAAACTGTAATATATCCGTGGTGCTTCTCCACCTCAAATATTATAAATTCCTGTTCACCGTGCAAGTCGTCAGCAAGTAATAGAGTTTCTTCTACTAACTCCTCCCACAACGGATTATTTGTAGGAAACTTGAAACTTAGTTGATATTTACTGTTTCCTTCTTGTATTATTTCATCATTGTAAGCAAAATTAAGAGGAGTTATCCCCTCTTTTAAATAGATCATATACGCCACCTCCAATTACCTTTTATTTTTATGCTAGTAACATTTCCATTAGTTGCTACACCTTGTAATCCTGGTGGTATTTCAAAGAAACCACCTTTTTTACGAATTGAATTTTTCACAACGTTGTTTTTATCGTAAACATTTTGTTTTTTATGTCTACAATCAATAATTGCTTTACTGTCTAAATTTAAAAACATAGACTGTACACCTATAGTTAAACTTACTTCTCCACTACCTTCTATTTCAATTACTGGTTCGGAGAATACATTTCCTATATTATTAATAGTTCCTCTTGTTGTAAGTTTAGTCTCAGTATTTTCAGTAGTATATCTGAATGGATTAAATCTTAATTTAACATTAACTAACCATCTTGACTTACCATTTTTACTATAAGTAATATCAACCAAATCAGCGTAGTATTTTGATAATTTTAAGTAGTCAAACTCTATTTCGTTATCAAAATCATTAAATAAATTACTCAATTCAACCACTTTAGCAAAGTTAACAGCAGAGATTTTCAACACACGTTCTTGACTCTCAAAAGCTCCATCATGAACTACATAAGTACCATTAGCCCCATAGATTTTACTTTCTTCTGTTACACGTTTTTTTGCTACTTGAATCTCTCCACCGTCAACTAACACATAGTCTTTAGGGGGTAAAATTACATTATTAATCTTAACCATTAAATTCCCTCCCTTCTAACAAAACTCATTTGTCTATCATATGAATTTTTAGCCATTATCTCACCATCTAAATAAGTATTGAAATCTTTGTTTGAAATATCTTTTAATAAGTCTTGAACAACTTCTAATGCTTTAATCACATCATTATCCTTATCCCCTGTAGAAAAGTCAGCTTTACTCATATCATCAATTTGTAAGTTTTTAGATACATTTGCACCTACTTCAAAATCTGTCATTTCGCTTGTGAAAGCTTTGTTAATATCCCCAGCCATTCCACCAACTGTCTTTTTAACCGACTCAAACTTATCTGTAAGTCCTTCATCTAAACTTTCCATGATAGCTTTACCAGCAGGAATAAGTAATTTTCTATCAACTTCAATAGGTCCTTTATGGTCACGAATCCAGCCTGCTATACTACTAACAAATCCTTTTACGCTTTCCCAAACAGATTTTAAACCGTTTAAGAAACTTCTCATAATAGCACTACCAGCTTCCCAAAGGTTTATGCTACTTAATGTACTAAAGATATTTTTAACACTACTTACTAAGTTTTGAACACCATTTTTAAAGTTATTCCAAGCGTTTTGAGCTGCATTAACCAACCCTTGTATAATACTAGTCACACTTGATTTAATAGAATTCCATGTGTTTACAGCAATGCTTTGAACAGAATTAATTAAGCTTGAAAAGAAAGATTTGAAACCTTCCCACAAAGCTTTTATTCCATTTACTAGTCCAGTTACAATTGAAGTAACAGCCGACTTAATAGTGTTCCATATAGTTGAAGCTGTTGTCGATAGAAAGTTCCAAATAGCTTCTAGTCCAGTCTTTAGTCCTTCCCATGCATTTTTTATTAATGCGACTGTAACTCCTACTATTGCTGTAATAGCAAACTTGATACCTTCCCAAACCATTTGAACTGCTGCTTTTATTGCTTCCCAAATAAGCTGTAAGTCTTCTTTAAGTTTTGTGAAATTCCCTGTTACTAAATCAATAACAATCAGTACAGCTCCCATCACAATTGCTTTGATGAATTCCCAAGCACCTTGAATTACCATTTTTACACCTTCCCAAACGGCTGTAAGTCCTGTTTTTAAGATTTCCCAACCATTTAAGAAAGCATCAATAAAAGGTTGAACAATGGCCGTAATAGACGTTGTAATGAAATTCCACGCTGTACTAGCTGTAGTTTGAATTCCAGTCCACAACGTAGAGAAGAATTCTGTTACACCTTGCCATAAGGCTTTTATTTCTTCTACAGCAACAGCCCAAACTGCTTGAATTCCTGTCCACAACATCGTTGCTCCTGTTGTAATTCCACTCCATATACCACTAAAGAATTCTACTACTCCATTCCATGCTTGTTTTATGAAACCAACAAATCCTTGCCATATAGCTTTCCCCGTTTCAGTCTTAGTGAAAAACCATACTAAAGCAGCGACTGCGGCTGTTATTCCAGCAACAAGTGCTGTCATTGGACTTAAAATCATAACAGCGTTAAATATTGCCATTGCAGTCCTTGCAGCAGTGATAGCTGTTTGAAAGCCGTTGATTAAAGCTGTAATAGGCCCGATTATACTCAATGCTATAAATCTACCTAAAATAGCACTTAATGCAATTTTCACCAGTCCTAAAGCTACCTCATTTTCTCTTAAGAATGATGTAAAATCTTTAATCCATTCTGATGCTTTTTTCACAACATCACTTAAAAGTTCAAATGCTAAACCTACACCACTAACACTACTTTCAGCTTCATTAATTCCCAATAGATCTCCGACAAATTCTCCTACAATTGCCGTTACATTTTTAATCGCTTCCCAAATATTTTGAAAAGCAGTTCTGATATTCTCAGCGATACTAGCGATAGAATCAGCTGTCCCCTCATTAATTCCTAATGCTTTCATCAAATCAATACCTTCTTGCTTAGAGATTGAACCTGTTAGCACATTCATAAATGATTCTACAGCACCTGAAACTTGCGTTAAATATCCTTGAATTTTATTTACCACTTCATCTCCAAACACTCCCCGTAACTGTTCAGCCAGTCCAGAGAATGCACCTATCACGAGAGTTGGTAAACCTTTTAGTATATTACCAACCATAGGTAGAAAATTACCTACAAGGAAAGTCATTGTAGTACTTGCTAATTGTTGTAAAGCTGGTTTAATATCATTTCCCAACGACAAATTGCCTAGCAAGTTCATAAATGCTGCTTTCATAGAAGCGAATGAACCCTGTAGCGTTGTTGATGCTTCTTTAGCAGTAGTACCTGTGATATCTAATTCCTTTTGAATTACGTGAATAGCTTCATACACATCTGATAGATTGTTAATATCATACTTAACACCTGTCAATTTCTGTGCATCAGCTAACAAACGTTGCATTTCTTGCTTAGTACCACCGTATCCTAGTTTCAAGTTATCCAGCATCGTATAGTTTTGTTTTGCGAATCCTTGATAAGCGTTTTGGATAAGCTCCATCGATGTACCCATCTTATTTGAGTTATCCGCCATATCAACCATGGCAGTATTTGCTACTTTAGCTGCTTTTGCTGTGTCTCCGCCTAAAGATTGAAGTAAACTGGCACTAAAACCTGTTACAGTCTCCATATAAGCGTTAGCAGATAATCCTGTAGTTTTGTAAGCTTCATTAGCATACTGCTTAACCATATTAGCGTTGTTTTTAAATAGTGTTTCCACACCACCTAAAGACTGTTGAAGTTTCCCACCTTCCATAAGTGAAGATGCAAATAACTTACCTATTCCAGCTGCAACTACCGCACTTTTAATTGTTGAAACTAGACTATTTCCAGCACTCTTTCCAGCACTTGAAACTTCTCCGTCTAATTCTTTTGATATCATTCCCGATATCCCTTTAGCGGAAGGCATAATTTGAACATACGCTTTACCTAAATTTGTTGCCATATTATCCTCCTTCCCTCAATATTTTATTTCTTACTCTTTCGAATTCCTCACCAGTTGTGAATACTAATTCTTCCTTAACCTTAACAGGTTTATTGATACTTTCAACAAGTGACGTAGGTTTATTTCTTCCCTTTTGACCGTCTTTTGTTTTCGTCCACACTAGTAGACTTAATTTATCAACCGTAGAAGCTAATAACATGGTATCTAACTTTACTTTTTGGCCTGTCATTTTCATTTTGATTCTAGAATCTTCTCTCAAACCATTACAAAAAATAGCCACCTTATCTGGTGGCATATCTTTGTAATCATATATTTGATAAGTTTCAGCTAAATCACAAATTACAGCATCTTCATCAGTACTCAACATACTAGCAAGGATTACTAGTTTTTTAATCGTTTTTGAGATTCAAAAATATTTTTAAGTTCTGATGTGATTTGTTCAGTATCTACAACACCGTCTTCATCTCTCAAATGATCTTTTAATTTTTGAGCTTGTTCTTTACCTAGTAATAGATTCATTACACGAGGTAATGCAAGAGGATTTGTTTCCAACTCCCCTAATGCTTCTACTAATTCATAGTTTCTTACATTTTTTTCTAAAATCGAATAAGTAAATCCCGACTTAGTGACACCTGTTAATTTTTTCATCTACTTATCTCCTATCTTTATTTTTTTTTGATATATTCATAGTGTGTATTTCCTTCTGAATCAGGGAATGCATTTAAAGTAGTTTCAAAACCGACCATTTCAGAATCAGTATATTTGATTTCTCCTACTTCCCCGATTTTACCGTTAGGAATTACAATACGTTTTAAAATACCACCTTTTAGCACCATTTCAATTACAACTGAGTGTTGTTCTAATTCCTTAGTATTAGCTTTAATCGTAATCCCAGTTGTTACATCTCCAGTTACATTTTCTTTTCCGTAAATTTCTTTTAACACATCAATGTTTAATGATTCAATTAAAGTGTAAGTGAATTTATCAGTTTTTTCTGTTTGCACAGTATCAACGATATCTCCTCCCCACGCTTTTATATTCTCAGTACTTGCTGTATTTTCGTTAGTTAGTCCATCTTCTGAAATATATCCTAACGCTTTAAACGCAGGATTTAACGTTGCAGTCGCATCAGTTGGAAGTAATGTTCCAAATGGTGCAGAATAAATAGCTCCACCAATTTTAGGTTTTGCCGATGTTACTTTTGTTACGTCCGCCATGTTTTTTCTCCTTTTTTATTAATAATGATGAATATCAAATACTGCTTGATATCTGTATTCTTTTGTTTCTAAATCAGTGTGATTGTAATCACTGTTTAAACTAACTTTTGAGACTTCATCTACAGATATCAAGTCGTACATTAGATTTTTTATTTTTTCGTTTAATTTAGCAGCTTCAAATAATGAAGCTCCATAACATTGAATTGCTATTGTTGAAGAATTTAAAAAGTTTTCTCTTTTTCCACTTGTTTTTTGAATTACAACGAATTGTTTAGGTAAGTTTTTTTGATGTTCAAAAACGATAGGTATATCTAGCAATTTTGATAGATATTCTTTAACGATGAGTTCTATCATTATCTCATCGCCTTTAGTAGAGTATTATTTTTGTTGTTATCTCTAATAGCTTTTTTTGTCTTAGTTTTAACACTCACGTTCGCCCTGCTTTTCCCTACGTATGAACTGACTTCATATCCGTCTCCTGCTGCTTCTTGAATACCTCTAGCCTTATCTCTCAGTACTTCAATCATAGCTGGACTCTTCATCAGTTCTGCTACACCATTATAGTTTAATTCAAATTTTTTACTCATATCGTTCTACCATAATCTTTCTATTCCAACTTAACGGAATCATCGATTCAATACCTTCTTGAGGAATACCTATGGTTCTCCACTTTTTACCGAAAAATACAACTTCTCTATTTTCCCAAGTGTTTGTATCTCCCTTAGGTATTCCTAGCTGGTATTCAGCCCTTTTACCAATTAAATTGACTATATTTAGAACGTCTTCAGTTTTTACAGGTGCTACTAACACATTTTTCACAACTATTTCTTTATCAACAAAAATAGGATGGTTGAATTCATCAACTCCATTTTCTACTTTATCCACCAAAATTATTTCTATTCCCTTAAGTATAGTCATAGAATTCTATTACACCGTATCGTTGTTTTTTAAATCCTAAACGTTTCAATTCGCTATCTTTTATGAATAACCCTCCTCCAGGTACTAGAAACGAACCTGAAACAGAGTAACCAAGAGCCGACTCAGAATATTGGGTCATAGGCTCTTGATTTGTTGAAGTCATGAGGGTTCTTGCTACAATGTCAACAACGACTGATTTTACTAAATAAGAATAACTTTCGTCTTCTTTAACCAGTAAATCTAAATCTTTATTGACTTTCTTAGCTTCAACACGTAGAACATGAGAAACTGTTTTTAAAAGCTCCTCAGAACGTCCTATTTCATGGTCTTCAACATTTCTCCACAAAGTGTCTAAATCTTCAACAGTAGCAAATGGTTCAAGTGCATTCATAGTACACCTCTATTCTTCGTCAGATTCCTCTGACTTAGTTTTTTTAGTAGGGGCTTTAACTTCTTCTACAAGCTCCCAATCTCCCGAAAGTTGACTTTCTGTTAAGATTTCTACTTCAGTTTCTTTATGTCTATATTTATTCATAGACTACCTCCTATACTTCTTCTACACGAGCGAATGCTTTTTCATCAAGGATTCCCCATCCAATGAATGCTTCGGTACGTAATAAGATTTCATTGTATGCTTTTAAGTCACGTCCCGTTCCGTCTGGATCTCCGTATTCGATAATTTCCATAGGAATGTTCTCAGCATATCCCCATTTGAATCTATTTCGGAAGTCCCCGACAATAGCGTGATTTTTCTTAGCTGTTCCACCTTGTACTGTTAAAGTTTTGTTCATATCTAAGTCCATGTTAAAGAAGTTGTCTGGACGTTGTCCGAATCTGAACTCTGGATATTTAACATTATCAAATTTATCTTTAACTTTAGACATTGCTTGTCCAGCTACTGGAGACATCGCAATACCTGTAACTTCGTTATCAGTTGCTACAATAGCTTGAACAGCTGTGTCGATATTATCATCAATTGTAGTAGCTGTATAAGTTACAACATTTCCTGTAACTAATCCGTCAAATGAGTTAGTAGCTTTAAAACTTGCATCAGTTAAGCTTTTTGGTTCTAATCCGTGAATTGCAGCGATATCAAATGCTTCTGCGATTTTTTTAGCAAATCCATCAGCATAATGTTTTAAGAAATTTAATTTCTTCTCATCAGAAGCATATTTAAACTCATCTGTAATACGTGCTTGATACACGAATTTTAAAGGTTTAATTACTTTAGAAGTGATTACAGCTTTCCCTGCTCCTTTAAGACCACCTTCTGTTACGATTTGTGCACTACCTTCTAAATTAAAAATAAATTGTTCAGTTCCGTTAAATGGAATAGGTTGTTGATTTGCTAATTTCGCAAGTGTTGAACGACCTTGGACCTTACTCATAATTTCTGTTACTAATTCTGGACTAAATAAAGTCCCTTGTTTCATTGCTGTTGATTCTGTCATGTTTTATTCTCCTTTTATTTTAAATTTTTAACAACATCACGCCACGCAGCATCAATACTATTTGTTTCGATGTTAGGTTCTTTGTCTGCTAACGGTTGTGTATAATTTTTAACCTTAACTAACGATGCTAGACGTTCAGCATCTTCATTCAAACTTTCCTCACTATCTCCTTGAAGTCTGTCTGCTAAGTCAAAAGGTAAACCATTTTTCATAGCAATTTGTTGTTTAAGTGACTTCTGTTTCCAAGTAGTCACATCTTTTTCAAGGTCAGCTATCTTACTAGCTGTTGTGCTTTCACTTGTTTCTTTATCACTGATAGTTTGTTTCAAGCTTGTATTTTCCGTCTCTAATTTTTTAATTTTTTCTGCTAAAGTATCATAATCTGAATACTTTTCTTTCTCACGATCTAATCTTGCTTTGATAATCGCATTTAATTGTTCTTGAGTTTCAATTGCTTTAAATTCTGTCATTTTAAATCTCCTTATATCCGGATTACCCGTCCGTTCGGTAATTTAAGCTAATTAATAGCTTATCCTTTGTTTTTTCTTAGGCTTGATAGAATGACAAGCCCAATGTGCAAGCAATGCACTATCCAATAACGAAATATCCATATCATCAAACTGTGACTTATATCCAAATCCACCATTAGTCCCGATGCTACGTTTCTCACAGTTAGTAGCAACTTTCCTTAACGATGGTTGACCACTGTGACAAATAGTCTTTTGGAAAATACCTTGTTCAAAAACTGAATTAGCTGTGATTATCTCCTTAACAGTTGGTAAGATAATATTTCTTATTTTGTAGTCTTTTAACTCCTCTTCTAACATCTTCTGACCGCTTGCACCGTCCACAACGATGTTTGCTACATCAGCATTTTTCAAGAAGTTAATCAACCACATATTACCGTTCCTTAAACTTTGACAATCAATAGTTTCAATAAAAATACGGTCATCATTAGTCCTAACAGCAATACTCATACTTACGTTAGCACCGTCATTTCCGTATTTAACACCAACGAATAACTTACCTTTAAAATCTACTTTTTCAGATAATAAAAGACCGTCCCATTCCCTCTCACTAATTACAGATTTTTGAGAGAACGACGGCCAAAATCCAAGACGTTGAACGTTGTGATCTAGCTTATCTTCACCAAGCTCAGCTTCAATCTTTCTTTCTGTTAAGTGATAACCTAAAGAAGGATTCGAATTATACCAAGCTTCTACATCATCTATTTCTTTTTCATCTTCTACCGACCACTCTGCCCACCCGGAATATTTACTCTTTCCGAATAAACAAGCTTCGCGATATTTAGTAAAAACAGTCCCTATTGACACGGGTGTAGGAGGTGTCCCACACATTACTGTCATAGGATTCTTACTGTCTGTCACTGTATATTTCAAAGCAGATTCTTGTTCAATGGTGTATTCTTGTGCTTCATCGATTATCATCAAGTCGAAACCTTCACCAAGTCCCCCATTTTTAGTCCTAGTCCTAAATTGAACAACTCCACCCGTGGAATATAGTTCAATTCTTTCTTGACCTTTAGCACGTATAGAATTAAAGTCCTCTCCGTCTACATATCCCATCCTCTCAAGGTATTTTTTAACCTTTTCAAAAGATGAATGAGAGGTGCTAATTCTATGTGCTGTATGTAAAATGTTGATTCCTTGATGTAAGGCCCAAATCTCAAGAATATATACAATCTCAGTCTTACCATTACGACGTGGCAGTGAATATCCAAATTTCTGATGTGTCCACAGTCCTTCTTCATCAACTGCCATGATATCTTTTAGTAAATACAACTGCCAATCGTAAATTAATAACCCTGTTCTTTGGTATAAATCTACAGCTTCTTGATATCTACTTTCGTTATAGTCTAAAATCACCGATTGAGTAGGAGTTTGTTTACCAAATTTCGCCATTCAGTCGCTCCTTTCCAATCCGCCTAGTTTAACGCCATACGACAGGGCGAATTGTTGACTTTTTTTAGATGAAGTATTATAATATAGATAATGAGAGAGATATTGAATATCCTCCCCCCAACTTTTTTGGAGGATTGATCAATATCTCTTTTTTATTTTCTTGTTACAACATCTTCTATCACATCACTATTTATCAATATTATATTTTCTACCCAGTATCTGTGAGAATTCTGATAAAGTCTATTCAACCTACTATCTATTTCACTTCTTGTTAATTTAGATTTTGTATAATCTATAACAAAATTACTAGCTTGTCTTCTGCAATCTTTTATAGCACTATCTATGTTATTTCTTCCATCACCTTCAATTTCCTTTAGATCGTAATTTACGTTATTTATAACAAAATCCGAACTAGCTATTCGTTTAGGTTCATAAACTTTTGGATTCAACTTTACTTCTACACCAAACATATTAGCTATTTGGTGCGCTATCTTTTCCTCTGTTTTGGAATACTCTAACACAACATTTACTCCATCAACAAAATACTTAGTACCGTTATATTCCCAATATTCAGCATCAACTACTTTTGGTTTATTATAATTTTTCAGCCATTCAGCTTTCAAACTAGTATAAGGTAATTCATTCTCTTCTTTTGTTTCATATTTAACTTTTTTAGTGTGAACATCTTGCCGTATACCTTTTTTAGGAATATACTCAACCGTACATCTACAATTTCTATGTCGTCTATATACGTCTTTCGGTACATCTGGGTATTTATATGTACCAACTAAATTTTTACACCATTTACAACAGTTCCCTACTTCTTTCCTAATGATTTTCGGACTCATCCCAGAACGAAAATGAAATTCAGCGTTTTTACGAACCATATCATCTACAACCGATTGACTAAAATTTACTATAGGAGAACCTAATAACCATTTTGACTGTTCAAAGTCTCCTTCTGTTATTTTGCCAACTAAACCATCTATTCTACTTTGATTTACTTCAGGTATTTGGGATTCCAAACCGATTTTAGCTTGTTTATTTAGAATATCTTGAACTAATCTACCAAAATCAGTAATTAATCTATGATTCTCTTTTAATCTATCATTAAGAATTTGTTCAATAATCTCTCCAGGATTTTCAGTAATATGGATATTAAAAGCAGTGGTTAGAATTTCT